TACAATAAAAATAATGGCGCGGAAAATAAAAATGAATTCAAGGCCGTGACAGCATCAATTCATAAAACTGGTGACGTTGTACTTGCACTAAGCAAAAACTTGAACGAACTTCAAGATGAAGTTCATATAACAACATCCAATTTTAGTGCATTAAATTCAGAACTTGCTAGATTCATGTCGTCTCTGAAAAATAATAATTCAGAAAAAAGCACAAACGAAGATACAGATAAAAAAGACCTCCAAAAGAATAGTGTTCTTGATAATGCAAAAGCATTAATTAAAAAATTATTCGGCTCAAAAGATGCTGAACCTAAGCCTGTTATACAAACTAATAACAGCAGTACAACGCTAGCTAAAATTTCCGAAGCACCTATTAAAGCAAATGAACCAGAGCAACAAAAAGAAAGTACTGTGCCTGGCGGTATTATATCTAGAGTTAGTACTGCATTTGGTAAACTAGGTGTTACAACTGCTGGTGTAACTACTGCGCTTTCCATGCTGGGAACCGCGCTAATTCATAGCACAGCGGATTATTTTAAATTATCAGCTGTTGGTATGGGCTCCGTCGACAATCTTAGTAAACTCTATGTTTCAGCAGCAAAAGCTGGCATGTCATTTGATGAGTACAGTTCATTATTATATTCTGCACGTTCAGTCCTTGTTAAAGCAGGATCATTAGATAATTTCGATAAAATTATATCTGGCCAAGACGCAGTGCTTGCAAATTTTGGTGTTTTTGGAATTGAATCCAGACAATTACAGGCATCACTAGCAAATTCAGCAGCTACATTAGGCATAAGCATAAACGATATTTCAACATCGAATAATGCAATGGCTAAGACATTCGGTGAATTACATAAAACAGTTAATTTAACAACGCAAGAATTTTCTGATTTAGTTAAGCATGTTGCAGATAATAGAGACGTTCAAACCGAATTAGTTGGTATTGCACCAAGGCAGCGGGCGGCTAGAATGGCAGAAATGGTACAACTCCAAACAATGGGATTGCAACTTGGCATGACAGCAACAGCATCGAAAGCGCTTGGTGATGCTTTAATTAAACAACGCCAAGCAACAATCAGTGAGCGCATTAATACAAGCGGTGCACTTATACAGGCAGCTGCAATCAGCGGCAATTCTGATTTGGCTGGTCGTGCTCTTGAGCTTAGTTTAAACAAGAAAAAAACTGCTTCAGAGAGTGCAGAGTTCGCAAACATTATAGGTAGAATATCATCTGGTATTGAAGGCCTCGCGCAATCGAATGATTTTAGCAGACAGATACTTGGTGAAGCTGGACAAAAAATATTGAAAGATGGAGTGGACTCTGAATTATTAGATGGCTCAAACAAAGCAGTGCTAGCAAAAGATGTTGGCGTAAACAATCAGGAAGCATTCGGCAAGAATGTTTCTGCTTTTGGACAAGCTGTAGCACAATTCAGCACATTCATATCCGGTATCCAAAAAAGTGTACTTGGTCCAATAATTGGTGGAATAGGTATTGGGATAGCGGGTATATTTTCAGGACCAATACTAAAATCCATTGGTTCTAATTTAATTAAATTTTTTACACCTGCAAAGTCAGCTCTTGTATTCCCCACTATAGAGGGTGCTGCTGTAGCAGGGAATGCTTCAAAACTAGGAACAGCATTTCAGTCAGTTTCGAACATTTTTGCTAAGATGTTTCAATCTGTTTCTAAAATCGGTTCTGCATTACCTAGTATAGGAACAGCATTTCAGTCAGTTTCGAATTTTTTTAGTGCATTCATAAAATCTGCTGGGGCATTTATGCAGAAGCTTCCGTTAATAGGAGCATTTATTTCTGCTGGATTTGAATTAATAACTGGTGATTTAACAGATGCGCTAAATCCATCGGGCGGAATAATGAATAGAATTGGAAATGCTATCGCTTCTATCTTTACTGCATTACCACAATTTATTATAGATTCGCTTAAATTTATATTTGGTCCAGGCGCAGATATTCAACGTGGATTTGATATGTTCACATCCTGGATGGTTGCTGCTGTAAAATCATGGTTATCTGGATTGATTTCAGATGTAGGTGCCGTGCTTAAGTGGATACTGCCCAAAGATTCCGGTCTAGTGAAAATGATAGATCGCGCCGCAGAAGGGCTACAGAACTCTGCAGATGAAAATTTTGCAGCTTTTGATAAATTATGGAATAATCAAAGTGCTACATTAGCATCCATTGCAAAAGATGAAAACAAAAAACAAGAAAATCAAAATAGGGTTAATAAAGACACTGCAAAACAGGGATTGATGCAAACACCCACATTCAATAATGTGGTATCTGCAGATAATCTATCACACGGTAGTATCATCCAGGATGTAAAAACACTTTCAAATTCACCCACTGTCCAAACAGCGCAACCTGTTCAAAATACAACACGACAAAATACTGAAAACACAAATCCTCAAATACAGCCAGAACAATTGCAACAAGTACAATACAATTCTGATATAGTAAATACATTAACTGCGATGTTACAAGTTCTGCGTGATTCGTTATCAACTGAAACAAAACAGGCAGATGATTTATCAAAATTGGTATCAATAGCAAAAAATAAAAATGTGGATTTTATTTCATCTGAAACAAATTTTGGCAATTTTGTAAATAATCCGCTGTAATGCGTTATAATTAAAAAAGATTTTATAGGGGCATGATTTGTCACAAATGACTGGGTTTTGGCGTATTGTTTCCCCAAAAACACGCAAGCAATTATATACAACAATAGCAACAGATGCGTATGATCCAAGAAAAGGTGATGGATCATCATTTACCGCGTTAACATGGTACTCACAAATTATGCGTGGTCCAGGTACGCGTATGACGTCTTATAAACAGTATGATGCAATGGATAGTGACATCGATATTGCTCGCGCCCTTGATATTATTGCCGAGGAAATGTCTAGTAAAGATGAAAAAACTGATTTACCGTTCATCGTGAATTGGCAGAAGGAAGATAATCAAAATATTGATGATACTGCTCTTATTACTATTAGATCCGCTCTTCGTCAATGGAGTTTATTACAAGATCTAAAAAAACGAATATTCAGTACTTCAAGATGTATGGCGAAGTATGGGGATTGTTTCTTTAGAAAAACATCAGACACAAAGAAATGGATTTATGTAGATCCGTCTTTAGTATCTGGAATAGAAATTGATGAGCATGGAAATAAAGTTGCGTACCATGTAAAAAAACCATTCACTGGTAATTCAATGCTTAGGTCAGTAAATGAAACAACTGATATAGTTCCAGCCGCAGCAATGATCCATTTTTCAATGTGTGATGATATGGGTGACTCTGCACCATTTGGTCAATCTGTTCTGAAACCAATTTTTCGAGTGTACAGGCAGCTATCAATGATTGAAGATGCTGTTATCATTTATCGAATTGTGCGTGCACCAGAGAGACGGGTATTTTATGTTGATGTTGGTAATATGAATCAACAGCAAGTAAAAAGATATTTGAATTCTGTAAAAGATGAAATTCGGCAGCGGCGCGTACCTGGGATGCAAGCAAATGGAAATAAAGATGTTGTGGATGGTGCGTACGATCCGAATTCACTCGGTGAAGATTACTTTATGCCAGTTACAGCAGCTGGAAAAGGTTCACGAGTTGAAACACTTCCCGGCGGCACAGAAGACTTTGGTGTGAATTTACTGAAGCATTTCACAGACAAAATGTTCAGGGGATTAAGAATACCAAATTCATACATCAGTGGTGATGGCGCTGGAGTAACAAATGATGGTAAAGTTGGTATTGCATACATTGAAGAAATGCGATTTGCAAATTTCATTTGTAGACTTCAAGACAGGCTGAATGAAATTTATGATGCGGAATTTAAAATTTATTTAAAAGTTTGCGGTGTTCAGGTTGATAGTGAATTATTCAAAATAAGTTTACCCGATCCAGCGAACTTTGCATTATATAAACAATCTGCATTGGATGCTGAATTAATTAATACATTCCAGAACGTATCTGATATTGAGTACCTTTCTAAGAAATTCGTATTGAAACGTTATCTTGGTTTATCAGATGATGAAATTCAAATGAATGAAATTCTATTAAAAGCAGAAAAGAATGTGCTTAAAGATTCTGATATTACTGTAGATCAGCAATTATATGATTCTGCCGTCTATAAAAACAGAGAAGCTATAACAGTTAAACTCGAGGAGCCACCAGAAGAGGAACTTCAGAACTCTGTTGACGATTCCGAAGAGAACCCCGAAGAACCGGATAATTCTGAAAAGGATGTGGAGGAGTCCGGAGAATCAGATAATTCCGAAGAAGAACCAAAAAAGAAATCTTCAAAAAAATCCGACAAAGAACCGGGGGAGATTGAAGAACCTGAAGAGGAATCGGATGTACCGATAAGTACAGATAAGTTCGATGATGCACCATTTAAAAAATAGTTATGTTTAAAAGAGCAGATTAGGAACTGCTCTTTTTATTCTCATGTTTTTTTATTTTCTTTATGAAACGACAAACATAGTAAACGGGAAGATTTACCGTGGAAAGCATTCAACAAAAAATATAGACGATGGTTATCTTGGATCTGGGTTATTGCTATCAAGAGCAATAAAAAAATACGGTAAACAAAATTTTACTAGGAGA